TCTATTTGTTCTGTCCAATCATATTGTCCAGATCGACTTGGTGCATTGTGGCGCTTCACTTGGTTCAAGTAATCAACTATTACAACTCCTATGTCAAGCTGATTGACTTTTTTATCAAGCTCTGACTGTATCTTGGAGAGAGTTAGTGCAGGGTCATAGATTACATCTATTTGCCTATCTTTGTGTAGCTGTAGTTTTGTTAGTTTATCATGAAATGCCTCAAAGTCACGAGTTTCCTCGAACTCTGGTAGTAATTCATGCCCACCATCAAAACGTCCAGCCCACCAGCCAGCAACTGCTGTCCACTCAGAACCACTTAGCATTTTGCTACGCAGTCTTTTGAGTGGGACACGAGTTGCAACAGAGCATATTCTTTGTAGTATAGAACGACTATCCATCTCAATAGTGAAATAAATAGCCGAACGACCACTTTCATATACGTTAGCTGCTAGGTTACAACAGGTAACTGATTTACCTGAACCACGTCTGCCTCCCACAAGCACCAAATCTTTGGGAGAGAACTGAATTTCCGAATCATATTCAGAATTGAGTCCTAAAGGTAAATACTTAGATAGTTCTTTGTCATCTTCAAACAAAGAGATTTTTTCCATACTCTCTGCTGGTGGTTTGACATCTACCGATTCACTTACCTTTAATACTATTTCCTGTAATTGTTCTATGTTTTCTTCAGCTGTAGCCATTGCTACTGTGTTATCTATATACTTATCAAGTTGGTCTAAGATTTCTACTTGTGCATACTCATTCTTGAGATAGTCAAGTAAAAGCCACGCGTCTACCTCGACATCTACTGATTCGATTGCGAATATTTTTTCTTGTAGTTTTCTGTCACGGACTTCGTAACGTAGGTCCTCGAACTGAGGTAGGTCTTGGTATTGGTCTATGTGTTTGTCGAGTATCTTAAAGACTGATTGAAAATCACCAGGTAGGTAATGTTCCTTGAGGTTAGACCAAGTATCTAAATCTTTCTGTACTATAATTTGCTTTAGTAACGCACTCGCAATATTCAAACTAACTCTCCCAAGTATATAAAAAATGGGCAGGGACTACGTCCCCACCCGACTAAATGCAAGAAATATTAACCTATTTCTTTTTTAGCAGCGCCGTTGTAATCGGAACATGTTAGACCTCTTCTGGTCAACATTGTTTTAACTCCTCTTACTGTTTTGCCGATTGAATCAGCGATTTCTTCGACAGTCATGCCAGAGATATCGATGTCAGCTAAAACGTCAGCTTTGCTTGAACCTTTAGTTTCTTTCTGCTTAGGAATCGCGTTGATTTCACCACTTCTTAGTAAAGATAAAGCTTTACCTCTGATTGAGTTTACTGATTTGCCTAATGCATCAGCGATTTCTTCTACGAAGCTTCCGCCGTTTACCATTTCAACAAATGTTCCTTCTTCTTCAGGAGTATAAGTTCTAACTGTTTCTACTTTAGGAGCTGGTTTAACGTGGTCTGTAAGTTCCATAGAAAGAATCTTTCCTTGGATTGACTTAGCAGAAAAGTTTCCGCCCTCGAAGTGTGATGCAATTTCTGCATAAGTGTAAGAACCACTGTTATCATTTACAAATGCTGATAAAGTAGCTTCTTGGTCTTCTGAGAAAGACTTAGTTGCTGAAGCAGAAGCTAGTTCTACGTCATAACCCATCTTTCTTAGTTTGCTAGAAACTGATCTTGTAGATGTTTCTAACTGCTCAGCTGCTTCCGCAACCATAGCTTGAGATATCGGGCTCTCATTGCCCACGAAAGAAGTTAACTCTGAAGTTCTTTCGTCTGTCCATTTTGGTAATGCCATTTTTATTGTTCCTCTAAAATGTCTTTTATGTTATTAATAATTGTTATACCCATTGTCTCTGCTTTCTTAGTTTTAGCACTTGCTATTCCACTCTCATTGACTAGGATTGTGACATCCTTTGTGAGATTATCCTTTACTGCGTAGCCGTTTTTCTCTAATATTTGCTTGGCGGCTGCTTTGGTAGGATAGCTTATTAGCTTACCTGAAATACAAACTGTTCCCATAGTGTTCTCATAACTGACCTTAGTCCGTTTCTCACACATAAAAGAGAATGGTAGCTCGTAGTATTTTTCAAAGTGGAAAGTATTTACTAACCAATCAAGAAGGTTCGACGCCGCTTTAGGGCCCAGACCTGCCTCTGCACATGTCTCTGGGGTTATCTCATGTATTGATGAGATGTGTTTTGCTAACTTTTGAGTGGCACTTGAGCCTATCAGCGGTATCGAAAAAGCTGGAAGTAAAACTGTTAGGTCATTACTCTTCGATTTATTAATTTCTTGAAAGAGTTTAGTTCCCAGTTTTTCTGAATCCAATGTTGAACATATATCCTCTTGGGTGAGAGAATATATTTCATGATAATCGACTAGACCTAACCTATCTATAGTAGACGGTCCGAGTCCTTTGATTTTCAAAGTCTTTGCAAAGTGTTCAACACGCTTTGCTGACTGAGCGGGACAAAGTTTATTACGGCAGAATAGTTGGTCATTAACAAGCTCTAACACACTTGCGCATGTCGGACAACTTGTCGGTGGTACTATCTCTGTCATAATCTCTTTCTCCCAAAATATAAGTATATTATATCAGACGAGAGAGCGTTTGTCAAGAACTATTTTTTGGGAAGTGGGATAAAATTTTAGAATCAATTTTGAAACACTCTGTATGCCCACCGAATTTTTCAGCTGGATAATGACGGTCGTCCTTAAACTCCTCGTGCAGTTCCTGCTCTTTTTCCCAGCAGTTATAAATCGTATCGTGATAGGTTCGTTGTATGCGTAAATCATACCCTTTAAAACCACGACTTCTTTTAATAACGTGCCTCCAATCTTTTCCTTTTGCTATTCCAACCTTAATACACTCCCTTACAAACGTCTTTTGATTGACTAAAATAACTCCATATAGAACACCCTCTACTAGCTGTTCCTCAGGGCGATTTTCAAAGTAAGTTTTGTTGTAAACTCCTCCACTCACTTTTTCCACTCCCATCCTGCTTCGATAGAAGACTGACAGCCTTGAATAAAATCTCTATCTTCTTCTGAAAGAACTGACCAAAACTTACTAATAGTTAGAGTGTACTCCATACACCCATCAGGGACTGCAAGATGAATATTATTATCCATCATAAACTCTAATACATCTAGTCTTTTTTGTATTCTATCTTTTATTTTCATTTTGGTTGCCACTTATCACATGTCTCCTCTGATAGTACCATGCCTGCTGGAGATGTTACTCTACATCTACCCTCACTAAGTTTTGGAGTGATATCATGTAAAGGCTCATAAAACTTACACTCACCGCAAGGGTTTTCTGGAAGTTTGTTTGCTCTTTTCATTAGTTTCTTTCTTATCTGCATATACTTTAATTGTTTTTCTACCTGTTGTCCAGATAGCTACTAGTAATTTACGCTGGCGTTCCATCTTGATTAAGCATTTTTAAACAAAAATTCTCGGCGATATCTTCGCACCAGTGTTCGCTTTTGGTTGGATGCCACATAAGAAAGCCTCCTTTACCAGTTGCTTTATCTGTAAGATACACTCCCCAATATCTATTTTGAAGATGTCGAACTACTTGTCCGACTCGTGTTCCTTCCATATATTCTGAATATACTTCATATTCTTTCATTAGTCTACTCTCGCTACTATTTGGGGAATAATCTCCCCTGCTCTTATTACTTCAACCATACACCCTATTTCTAAGTCTAGTGACTCTATAATTGCCATATTGTGTAAGGTTGCTCTTGAAACTGTTGCTTCTCCTATTATACAGGGTTCTAGTATTGCTACTGGAGAAACTGCACCTGATTTTCCTACTTGCCATTTAACATCAAGTAGTTTTGTAACTATGCCTTCTTGCTTTTCTTTGAGAGCAAAAGCACCACGAGGATGATGAGAGGTATACCCTAACTCATCAAACTCTTTGTGGCTATTTATTCTCCAAACATCTCCGTCCTGTGGAAACTGTTCCCAGTTTGAATCAATTGCTGTGCTGAACCTCATGTGTTGCAACATTTTCATATCATCACTCCAGTCAGGAGTAATTGAGGGCTGTACACCATAACTTACGAAAGTTAAGTCTCTTCGCTTAACTTCCTCAATATCTTTTAAGTTAAGCGCACCCGCTGCATAGTTACGAGCATTGGGTATTTCTTTTGGGGCTACTATCTCTCCTGTTATTTGTTTAGCTTGTTTACTATATATTTCATTAGGTACTAAGTGTCTAATCTTATCTGTAATGTCTAAACCTTTCTTGCCATCTCCTCTTGTAAGTGCCATTGTTAGTTGGCCATCTATATATTGAATACTAACTGCAGCTCCATCTAATTTAGGTGTAACTACTACTACTCCTGGTAGGAAAGTAGAGGGGTCTTTCTCTCCCTTATAAACTTTCTGTAGGGAATACATAGGAAACATGTGAGGGTATCTAAAGCCGTCATCACCATTCATTGTTCCAACAGACAAGTTTTTAGTATCTAATTGTTCTTCTAATCTGTCATA